TGTTTGAATCCAAGTGCTTGATAACCATAAGCAGGCGTCGCTATGGTTGCCGATCCTTCCACTTCGTCAGCCAAGTCCTCTGCGACTGTCATTATCCCAACGCCCAATACTGTTGTTAATGCCGTTATTGTGTATGTTCCATTATTCAACGCTGTATCTGTGATTGTGACAGACATGCCAACAACAAACCCGGCAGTTAAAAAGCCGTTTGCCGAGTCCTCTATGGTATCCGCAGACGGAGAATTCTCGTGAAACGAAATTGTTGACGCTGTATATGTGGCATAGATGTATATGCCTCCGAGTCCGCCCTGTATCTTCATTTTCTCACCTCTTATACCGTAGTTGGCAAGAACGTTCCGTTAAACGTAAACGCCAGCGCTTCTGTAACTATACCATCCATAGGCGTAGTCGGATTCTTGGAATCAAGTGTTGCAGTTCCCGCTATACCAGCAGTTACTCCGTCTTGCGAATACATTGCAATCAAAAGACCTTCATCCCCAAGCACGTAATTAGACACATCCCCACTATCAAACTTGCAGTCAGCAGATAAAGTGGCACTCATAAGCGTGGTTTTATGCGTTCGGTACTTCGCACCATAGACGGTATCATCTGCCTTTTCTATCGTCTGCGGAACACTCATATTGTACGCTCCGAGACTGACATTACCCTTGAAACGCAGTACACCATTTAAACCTGTTGTTTTAGCCATTTCTAGCATCCTCCATCATTGAATAGTCAACCTCTGACCATCTCAGATGATTGACTCTTACGTCAGTTGCACAATAAGCCTGAATACCAAGCATCTTTAATTTTCTAAAAAAGCTGTGATCTTCGCTATTCCCCTCAATCTCGGCAAAAGGAAGCATCCCATTGCCAAACATTGTTTTTAATACCTGATTTCTTATTAATAAGCACCCACCGCCAGCTGAATCTATCGGGATGATCTCTTTATCCTTATCCCATCCTATTATATGCTCAAACCGATCTTCGTCATTAAGTTTGTAAATCACCGGATTATAAGGCTCTATCTTTATATGGTACAATCCTGACAAAACGTCAACTTTATATTTATCAGCTAACCAAAGAAGCCTTACTAACACATCAGGAGAGAACGTCTGATCTGTATCCAGCATAAGAATCCAATTACCTCGTATCTCTCTAGCAAGGTTGTTACGAGCCATACTATGATAGCTTATAGAAGCAAAATTATAAAAGATTTGCTCATTTTCACCAAGCAAATACTCATGATTATAGTTAATCATGTCTATTAATGATTTAATGAATGGAGTAGGAAGACTATGTATACCTGACATGATTCCTACTGTACCGATTGTATTTACATAAGTTATCGGCATTTATAATTACCTACTCCTCTTTCAATGCCTTGTCTAGCTCCCGGTCAATAAATTCCACACATCGTATTTCGACAATTTCACAAATTTCTAAAATATCTTTTTTGTTTTGTAAAAGATCGCATTTAGTTCTTTTGTCAGCTACATAATGCACACAATCAATACAATGTCCTGAATTCTGCATATTATCTCCCCCTATTTACATATCATCCCATGTCCTTCTGCAAATGTATAATCTATCGGTTGGTAAAGCTGAATCTTCATATTCACTTGCCTTATAAGTTTCTCGACTGCATTTCTCGGCATCGGCTTATGAAAATTATATCCATCAGTTATGGATTCTGCCGATGGTCTTTGATCATCAGGAACGGTTATGATGATTTTTCCTTTGTCACTCAATACTTTTTTAGCGTTTGCAAGCACCTTGATTGAATCAACTTCAGTTAAATGCTCTAGCATATCACCAATGATTATGCTGTCAAACTTCTCTGTAAAGGGTAATGATTCTCTAGCATCTGCGATCACATCCGCTTTAATATCCAAATCGGTATAAGGACATTTTATCCAGCGATCTAAATTCACCGCACCAAGCAGTTCCTTGAATCCTGTGCTGTCATCATGACATCCGATATTAAGTATTTTGCCTTCTGCGTACTTGAACTGAAAATTATATTGCGTCCCTATAAATTTATTCCAGCCATTGAAAACGCTGTCCCACTGATCAACTATGCGCTCCCAATTGAATATCAGTCTCGCATCGTATATCATCTGTGGTCTGATGGAATCCTGATACTCCGGTGAATTGGCAACGCTGATCAATTCTGTCATGTATCTTGATTTATTAATTTCATTATAAGCATCACCTTGAATGAATATCCCATGCTTAACGTTATTTCTTAAAGCACCATAAGGGCGTGTTATAGGAATAGCACCCAATGCCTGCGCTTCCATACAGGTAATACAACTCGTCTCAAAGAAGTTAGTCTGGTAAAGCCATATACCAGTTTTCAGCCATTCCTTATAAAGCTCTGTCTGTGATACCCGCCCATGATAAAAGACGTTTGGCTTATCCGCCTCCTTCAGTACCTTATCCCGATATTGACGTGACCTGATCGCCGCCGGGTGATTTCTTCGCTTTTCGTCCTCTACTACTTTGTTGATATTATTGAATCCATAAAACGTATGAAACTCTAACTCAGGATCATAGCGCCTCGCCTTGTGGAACGTCTGTAAAGTTTCAAGCAATCCTCTATCAGGACTGGATGCAAACATTACTCGTTTGTAGTTTCGTATTGATGTTTCCTTTTCTACTTCCCTGATAATGTCCATTCGTATACCGTTCGAGGATATAAAAATCTTATCTACAAGATAAGGCTTCAACGTGACAAGCATCTCTGCATGGGCGATAGTCAATGCTATGACTTTACTATACTTTTCTGCTCTTTCCTGATTCAGTGTCGGATAATCCACATCTTGGCATAATAGCCATGCTTCTTGACCTTGCAAATTGTCTATTATCTCAGGTCGGCGATAGATAATCCAAAGACCATCCTCTGTCCAGTCTGCTTCTGAAATATGACGCCACTGGACGCCTTTGTGAAATCTTATACAATCATCAGGAATAGGTGCGTAGCTTATGACTTCATAGCCACGCTGGGCTAACCGCCAAGACATTTCTATTTGATGTGTCTCACTACCGCCAATGCCGATGTCAAGGTTTCGGTAATCCCAATTCTCGAAATGGTTATCGTGATAAAGTATGATTTTCATTATTTTATTTTGAATCTCACCTCAAAATCATCATTCGGCTTGTATCCAGAACTTGATTTTACCCATCCACTTAACTCAAGCTTTATCTGAAATAATAATATAAGACTATCAAACTCAATCTTCGTCATTCCAGAAGCCGATATAACGATCTCTTGTTTGGTTTCGATCTCCGTTCCGCTCATTAGATCCCAGCCATCATCAGACATTTTCTCTTTCATTTCGTTTTTCAAGTCTTTTCTGTCCTCATCTCATAATCAACAGAGCGATGTAATACCTTATCAGAACTTTCGTTATGCGTTGATAAGTATCTGCAGCAATAATTTGTCCATTCACTTAACGTAAATGTAGTTTTATCATAAAGCGTTCTCAATGCCTCGTATATCTCTTTCATGCCATTATCTGCAACTATACTGCGCTCTTGGACGAAGATACTGAATTGGATACGAAAGAACTCTCCATCTTTTGCAAAGGTGCTGTCTGATAGATTCGTAATATCATAGAATACGATATAAGGCAGATCGGTCTCCGCAGGTGCTTCATTGAAATAGATACCAGTTACCAATCCCGCTAGAGTTGACCCTGTAAACTTTGTTTTTATACCAATTGCTAATCTATCAATCATCTGATAGTTCCTCTAATCCTATGTATAATATCATCAAGAGCAGGACGCAAATAAGGGCGTGGTCGCATACCTTTCGTATGCGTATCAAACGGCGGCACTCTGCTTGCCCATGTGCCGAACTCGACTGGGCTTGCATAAGTAAGATTACTGCCGACAAATATCCTCATATTCTCTTTTTCCTGACGCTGTGTTATGCTTCCCATCAACCTACCAGTATCAATTATATTTTTCTCTCTGATGATTTCAACAGCACGATTCTCTACTGACTCTGCTATTCTCATAAGATAATTGAAAGCATTGTTTTCGGTATGATTTTGAAAAGCCGCTGTGTTTATAGACGATTTCATTTTACAACCTCTAATAAAACCTCGTAATGATGTGCAACGCTCTTTATGCCTCCTTTTAGTTCGACAGATATGATATTGAATAATTGCACTTGTGATAAGGTTATAGGATTACCAGCGATCTCTGCTGTCAGATCGTACGATGGTCTCAAAGTCAATGTTCCACCCACCGCCTTCGCTAACTCAAATATGCTGTTATTTGCCACCGAACCAGTAACCTCTAATGCCATATTACCTGTGATGCCCGCTGTCAATAACCCATTTGCTGAATCAGTAATCGTGTCTGCGACTGTCGTGCCTTCTACGAAAGCTATCGTTGATGCTGTATAACTGATCGCTGTCGGCATTGCTATCGCAAATCGCCCTTTTGGTGATAATTTGATTGTATTTGCTACGCTTGTAAATTCTTTATAGCTGATAAAGAAATTATAAAGCTGATCAGAGATCAAGCGATTATACGCAATTTTCTCCTTGCCTGTCAGGTCTTGCAATACACCATATACAGTCTGTACTGTTGACCACGACTCAGTGAAGCTCCCGACAGTATCAGCTGTAGTTATAATTGATTGCAGTGTTGCTAATGTCTTAGAACCGAATATATGTGTTGATAATGATGATATAAAATCATTCCATAATCCTTCGGTCAATACTGAAACAATCCCACCGACATTCATACAATTACCCTCGTTGACCCTAATATTGTTATCGGGTCAGTCAAAAGCAAAACGCCAGCCTGATCATAATACTTAAAAGTATTGCCGTCAACAACAACCACTCCGGCGTCTTTGGCGAGTCTGATTTTAACGGCTTTTTGGAACGTAATCGAGCCGTCAATAACCATAGCCTTAATAGCGTCTATAATCTCCGTTACCGCATCAGTTTTTAATGCCGAAGCTGTTATCACATCAGCGTCCATGCCCTTGACCTGCGCTGCTATCTTTGAAGATGATATAAGCCCTTGTAATTCGTTTGTGTCTGCTAAAATAGCTGTAATATCTACGTTCGATGTAACTGTAACTGGATTTGTAACCGTTGTGACCGTAGGTATAGTCACGCCTGTTTGTGCGTTCGATGATAGTATCACCTTACTATCTGTGCCAAGTACCCAATCCGCTAGCTTCTTACCAATACTGCCGACTGCTATTAACGCACTGGTAAGCTGATCCCATATTGCTTGAATACCCGCAGACGACAAAGCAAAACCGACTTTATCGGTCAATGATCTTGCAGTAGTTCCCCAAACCTTATCAGCGCCTGTCTGCGTTATGCCGACATCATTTGTAACCGTTGCCACTGTGGTAACATTAGTAACCGTTGCAACCGTTGGAATGGCTGACAATCCCGAACCTGTATCATCTGCTATAGCTTCTAGCGAATCTGTTGTATTGTTATACGAACTCCATGCTGGCGTTGCTGATTTACTTGCCAATTTCGCTATAATACTGCTATTCACAACGTCACTAGACTCTGCAACCGCTACAAGATGATCAAGTTTTATGTCTGATAATGCCGTATCTGCTTCTGTATTGATACTAGCCTTTTGTGTAGTAT